CCATAAGTACATGACGGCCGTGGAGCTGGAGCCGTACCGGGTGCAGCTGCGCCGGGGCGTGATCCGGTTTCTCGGCGACGCAGGATAAGAGCAATAGCGAAAGAGAGGTATAGCTATGAACGAATTTTACGAGAAAGCCATCGAGCGGCTGCGCGATGACAAGGGACTGAGCGGAAACAAGGAACGCGCCATGGCGCCGGCCGTGCGCGAGGCGCTGGAGAAGTTCTGCGAAGAGGACGGCGAGTTTGCGCAGGCCGTGGCGCAGGGCGGGAGCTTCCCGGAGTGTGTGCAGGCCGTGGCCAAAGGCGTGGGCGGGAGCATATCGGACATCGAGGCGTACCGCAAGGCGGTGCAGTTCTACTTCCCGGGCGCGGAGATCGAAACGACGATGCACGTGCGCCTGTGCGGAGACGACGCGAAGCCTGAGGGACTGCTGCTGAAGCTGGACGACTTCTTCGGGGTGTGAGCCATGCGGTATCTGAAATGCAACCTGCCGCCGGAGCGGCACGAGGAGATCCTGGGGAAGTTCTGGCACTACCCGACGCAGGAGGAAGAGGATGCAGTGCACGATCTGTTCACGCCGCACGTGTTTTTCGAGACCTATGGCAACGAACGCGAGGTATGGGCAACGTGCTGCCGCCAGCATGGGATCATCGGCAAGCGCGGGCCGAAGCACGGCAGCGAGGGAAACTGCCCGTTTTGCGGGCAGGTGGCCGTGTGGAATGCAATCGGCAAATACGGCGAGCAGATGCGTTCCCTACGGGAAGAAACGCACGTTGCGTTTTTGCGCAGGGCCGGCAAGGCACTGCTGATCGAGGCGATGCAGATCGAGATCAGCTACACGAAGGGTCTGATCTATGACGGCATCTACTACGACATGAACTGCTGGGGGCAGAAAGCCTACTATCTCGCGCCGGGGACGGTGCAGATGTGGGAGCGGACGCGTGAATGGAGCTGCGGAGAGTGGACGCTGCCGTACTGGAAGGCGAAGGCCACGGTGTCAGAGCCTTTTTCGCCGAACATGATGGGCTGGGCGTGCTATCAGGGCGACTATACCGTAATCGGCACGGACGCGCTGAGCGAGACAAAGGCGTGGCGCTACTGCCAGATCGAGGACTGGATGCGCTATGAGCTTGCGGAGCGCTGGGAAGAAGAGCCGGTGAAGTGGGCTGTGACGTATCTCGCGGGCTACGCGATGTGGCCACAGATCGAAATGGCCGTGAAGCTCGGCCTCGGGGACGCGGTGACACAGCTTGTGGTGAGCGGCGTGAAAAACGCGCGGATCCTGAACTGGAACGCGCGAAATCCGGCAGACTTTATGCGAATGAGCAAGCAGGAGGCGCGCGCATGGCTGCAGTCTGGCGGGAACTTTGAGACGCTGAGAAGCTGGCGGGAGACCGCGCCGGAGCTGACACCGGATGTGTACATCCATCTCTGCCAGCGGCTCGGCGGGGGACGGATGGTGGAAGCGTGCAAGGAGTGCGCGGAGACGGCCGGCGTGAAGCTGGAAAAGGCGGCACGATATGCCGAGAGCAAGACGGGCGTGCAGCTGTGGGCGGACTATCTGCGCATGGCGCGCGAGCTGGGCTATGACCTGACGGAGGCGACGGTGGCCATGCCGAAGGATCTGCGGGAGCGGCACGACGCGGCGGCTGAGCTGCTGGAGATCCGGAAGGACCAGGCCGCCACTGCGGCCTATGCGAAGCGGTACAAGAAGCTGTGCCAGAAGTACGAGTTTGCCATGAGCGGCTTGCGCATCATGGTGCCGAAGAGCGGCAGCGAGATCGTGCGCGAGGGCAAGACGCTGCACCACTGTGTGGGCGGCTACGCTGCGCGGCACATGAACGGGAAGACGACGATCCTGTTCCTACGGCACGAGAAGCGGCCGGAGCGACCGTGGATGACCATCGAGCTGACGGGGAAGGACACGATCCGCCAGATCCATGGGTATAGGAACGAGGGGTATAACCATGCGCAGGATCCGGAGGAGCGGTACGCATGGTTTCTGGATGCGTGGCTCGGCTGGGTGCACGCAGGCAGCCGCCGCAACAAGCAGAAGCAGCCAATACTGGAAGCAAAGGAGAAAACGGCATGAATGAACTGACAAGGACGCCGGAGACCGTGGGCGCGGAGATCCGCGGTCTGACGGCACAGGCAAAGCAGATGACGCTGTGGTTCGGCATCGAGATCGGCCGCCGCCTATGCGAGGTGAAGGAGATGATCGGCCACGGGGAGTGGCTGCCGTACCTGAAGGCGCAGACGGAGTTCAGCCAGAGCACGGCATCGCGCTTTATGACGCTGTACCGCGAATATGGAGCGCAGCAGCAGACCCTTTTCGGGGCGGAATCAAATTACCCAACGTTGAATAATTTGAGTATTTCCAATGCTTTGCGGCTGCTCGCACTGCCGGAAAACGAGCGGGAGAGCTTTGCCGAGGAGCACGATGTGGAGCACATGTCGGCGCGGGAACTGGACGAGCTGATCCAGGCGAAGAAGGCGGCCGAGGACGAGCGGGATCTGTACGAGCAGAAGCTGGCCGAGCAGATGGGCGCGGCGGAGCGGCTGAAAAAGGACGCCGAGACGGCGGCGCAGGAGGCCGAGGCACGCTGCCGGGAGCTGGCGGAGACACAGGCGCAGATCCGGGCACTGCAGGAAAATATCCGCACGCTGGAGAGCAGGCCGGTTGAGGTGGCCGTGCAGGTGGACGAGGGCGCTGTGGCCAAGGCGCGCGAGGAAGAAAAGGCGGCGGCGAAGAAAGAGCTTGAGCGGCTGGAAAAGAAGCTGCAGAAGGCGGAAAAGGCGCGCGAGCAGGCGGAGGCCACGGCCAAGGCCGCCGAGGACAAGCTGGAGACCGCCGCGGCGGACGTGGCCAAGGAGCGCGACGGTCTGAAGCTGGAGCTGCAGGAGGCGCGCCGGAAGCTGGAGATGAGCGACGTGACGGTGGCGCAGTTCAAGATCGTGTTTGACACCGTGCAGGGGAATCTGAACGACATGCTGGCGCTGATCGCAAAGGCCAGCGGCGAGAACCAGACAAAGCTGCGAGCGGCTGCGGAGAAGCTGGTCGATGCTTTTAAGGGCCGAATCGAATCGTGAAAGGAGGACAACCATGAAAATCTACATATCAGGGAAAATCGCCGGGGATCCGGACTATAAGGGAAAATTTGCCCGAGCGGCTGCACAGCTTGAGCGGCTGGGCGCGACGGTCATCAATCCGGCCACAGCGCCGGAGGGGCTGACCAAGCTGGACTATATGCGCATCTGCTTCGCTGAGATGGAGGCGGTGGACTACGTTGTGTTCCTTCCGGACTGGGTGGAATCCGCCGGCGCGAAGCTGGAACGCGCGTGGTGTGACTATGTCGGCGTGCCGACGGCAGACTGGGACGGTTTTCGGGTAGATATGCTTGTAAGGAAGTCGCACGGCTGCACATTCCGAGAGCTGCTGGTGCTGGAGCATCCGGATGCGGTCAGAGAGGAATTCGTCGGCGGATGTTATGGATGTCCGCAGAACTACGGTTACGAGCCGGAGAACAAACCGTGCCCGCATGAACATGTTCATCGGCGAGAGGCAAAAGAAGTACTGTGCGCGGCCTGTTGGGATCGCATCGTCCCGGGAAGTGAGGCACTGCCCAATGAGTAAGGCCGTACTTATCAGCATCCGCCCGAAATGGTGCGAGCTGATCGCCAATGGCAAAAAGACCATTGAGGTGCGCAAGAGCCGCCCAAATCTGCGGCCGCCGTTTAAGTGCTATATCTACTGCACCAAAGATCGGCGCCTGACGTTTTATCGAGGCAAGCGGTATTGTTACGCGGATGACCATGCGCACAACGCTTTTGACATCACTTGCAATGGGACAATCATCGGCGAGTTTGTGTGCGACAGCATTGATACCTACGATGATGATACGATTTTTTCGTTTCGCCACGAGGATTACGCGAGGTGGAACGACTTCGATCTTGACCGCGCGTGTATCCACCCAGAGGATTTCCAGAATTATTCCGACGGGGAATGGTTGCATGGCTGGCACATCTCCGACCTTAAAATCTACGACAAGCCGAAGGAACTGACAGAATTTCATACTTGGAAAAAATGCAAATCATGCAGCAAAAGCGGGTACGAAAGCACAGCCTGTATCTATGATAAAAATTGCATGGTTCCGGTGGAGATTACTAAAGCACCGCAAGGCTGGTGCTATGTGGAGGTGACTTAATTGGACTGGAAGCGGGAGGCGGCCGATGAGCTGCGCAACTACCAGAACAGGAAACTTGCGATTGCGAACATCAGCGACCAGATTGCAGACCTGGCGACGGAGATCACGAGCATCCGCAGCGCCTCGGCGGACGGCAGCCCGGTCGCAGGCGGCTCGAACGGCCGCGACGACGCCCTGGTCAACAACATCCTGAAACGCGAGCGGCTGGAAGAGGCGCAGCGCTTGACCGAGAACCGGGTGCGCCGCGTGGATCGTGCCTTGAATCAGCTCTCCGAGCGGGACAGGTGCGTGCTGCAGCGCTTTTACATTACGCCGTGTATCGGCGGCGTCGAGCGGCTGTGCCGGGAATTGCACATCGAGAAAACGACCGCTTACCGCTGGAAGGACTGCGCACTGCGAAATTTTACGATCACGATGTACGGCCTCACAGAGACGTGAGCGCAACGTGGGAAAAAATCGGGAACATTTTCACGGAAATCTGTGTTAAAGTGATATCGCGGGATTGCGAGAGAGACCAGTCCCACACCTTCCATTGTGAAATACCTCTCTTCCTTTCTCCTTTGTTGCGGTCGCGCCCGACGGGGCGCGTGGATCGAAATATCTCTGTCAGTCTCTCATTTGTGAAGCGCCGGCCCAGCTTTCGGGTTCCGGCGCTTTGCTATGCGAATATTGTGGTTGCATATTCCCAGACGGGAATGTAAAATATAGGGGAACGCAAGAAATGGAGGGGTAACAATGGGATTCTTCAAGAGTAAAAAGGGCAGCATCATCAGCGACTATTTCTGCATCGAGGAAGATCTGGGCCAGTTCAAAAAGGGCGACGCTGTAGATGTCGCACTGTATGAAGACCATCTGGAGCTGCAGAAGGGCGTTGGGAACAAGGACGTGGCGACGCTGGCCTACTCTCAGATCACGGACGTTTTCTACGGCTCGGACGTGCAGGTGCTTGTGAAAGACAAGTCGCCGATTGCGCGGGCCGTCGCCGGCGGTCTGCTGTTCGGAAGTACCGGCGCTGTGGTCGGCGCGATCAGCGGTGCCGGCAAGAAGGAAAAGAAGGTCAGGAGAATTCTCTTCATCATCAGCTATGTGTCTGCGGATGGGCAGGAATCTTTCCTGACGTTCCAGGATACGAGGCTGTATAAAGGACCGAAGGTTGCGGCCAAACTCAAAAAGCTGTGCGGCATCGAGGCCGAGGCCAAGCCGAGTGCGGCTGCCTCTGTGTCCAAACTCTAAAGCGTATATATTCACTGGGAGGATCGGGCTTGCGCCCGGTCCTTTTCTTATGGGTTGGATGCTGTGACACAAAAGCAGTTTTACAAAACACAAGCGTGGAAACGCGCGAGGCAAGCATACATCGATTACAGGCTCGCGCTTGATGGCGGCATGTGCGAGGTGTGCCACGATGAGCCGGGGTTGATCGTGCATCACACTATCTGGCTGGATGATATTAACTGCAACGATCCGGATATCAGCCTGAACCCACGGCGCTTTCGGTACGAGTGCCAGACCTGCCACAACAAAGAGCGCGACCCGAGGAAGACAACGCCGGGCAGGTGCCTGTACGGCCCAGATGGCGAGATCATCCGCAACACAAATTACTGACCGAGCGGCTGGGCTCCCCCCATCGCGCCGCGAAAAAATGAGGGCAGGGGACCGAGCCGGGGAGTTAAATTTTACTCCGCGCGCTACGCAAGGGGGTGTAGAAATGGCGAAACTGACCAAAAAGACGAGAGTTGACCGCGAAAAGAAGCGGCTGCAGGAGATTTTTAAGGATTTGGAGCCCAACAAGCTCGAAACCTGCCAATCATTGATTGACCGAGCGGCTTTTATTACCGTGAGCCTCCAAGACCTTGAGGTGCAGCTCAACGAAACCGGATGGGTAGAGCACTACCAGAACGGCGCCAATCAGGGCGGCATGAAAAAGGCTGCTGCCGCAGATGTGCACATCAGTCTAACGAAAAATCTGAACGCCATTACGAAGCAGCTGCTCGAGCTGGTGCCGCCGGCGCAGAAAGAGAGCCGCCTGGCGGAGCTGATGAACAAATGACGCCTTACGCAAATTTCATTCAGGAGTACTACCACAAGATGACGACCGGCGAAATCGTTGTCGGGAAGTGGGTGCGGATCCTTTACGAGAAGATTACCGCGGGCCTGCGCGATGGTCTTTTTTATTTCGACGAACGGAAAGCAAATCGTGCAATCGCGTTTATCGAGACGTTCTGCCATCACTGCGAGGGGCGCAACGATTTGATTCATCTGGAGCTGTGGCAAAAGTCGACAGTGTGCTTGATGTTCGGCATCGTGGACGGGGACGGCCTACGGATCTTCCGAGAGGTGTTTATGGTCATGGGACGCAAAAACGGCAAGAGCCTGTTCGCCTCCGCCTGTATCGCTTACATGGCTTACCTGGACGGCGAGTATGGCGCGAAGATATACTGCCTGGCACCCAAGCTGGAGCAGGCGGCCATCGTATACGATAATTTCTTCCGCATGGTGCTTCAGGAGCCGGAACTTGCGCAGCTGGCGCAGAAGCGGCGCTCAGACGTGTATCTCGAGACAACAAACACGAGTATTCGCCCGCTGGCGTTCAATGCCAAGAAGAGCGACGGCTTCAACCCGCATTTGGCGGTGTGTGACGAAATTGCGAGTTGGCCGGCTGAGCAGGGGCTGAAACAGTACGAAGTCATGAAGTCTGCGCTCGGCGCGCGCAAGCAGCCCATGATCCTGAGTATCAGCACGGCCGGATACGTCAACGATGGACCATACGATGAGCTGATGATGCGTGCGACGGCTGTCCTAATGGGCGCCAGCGAGGAGCGCAGGCTACTGCCAATTCTATATCTGATCGACGACGTGGAAAAATGGGACGACATCGAGGAGCTGCGCAAGAGCAACCCGAACATGGGCGTCAGTGTCTCCGAGGAATTTTTCAGAGAGGAAATCGCCATCGCGCACAATAGCCTGAGCAAGCGCGCCGAGTTTATGACCAAGTACTGCAACATCAAGCAGAGCAGCACGCAGGCATGGCTGCCGTTTGCTGTGGTGGATGCGGTGAGTGGCGGCGAGTACAGTCTGGAGGATTTCCGCAGCACCTATTGCGTCGGCGGCATTGACCTGTCCCAGACCACCGACCTGACGGCCTGCTGCGTGGTGATCGAGCGGGACGGCAAACTGTACACTTTTGCAAAGTTTTTTATGCCATCGAATAAAATCAATGAGCTGCAGGAGCGGGAGGGCGTGCCTTACCGCATATATGTTTCGGCGGGGCTGGTCCAGCCAAGCGGGGAGAATTTCGTGGACTACAACGACTGCTTTGAGTGGTTCCGTATGCTCGTCGAGGATTATGAGATCCTACCGCTGCAGGTTGGTTATGACCGGTATTCCGCGCAGTATCTCGTGCAGCAGATGGAGCAGTACGGGTTCCACATGGACGATGTGTTTCAGGGTGAAAACCTGACGCCGGTCATCCACGAGGTGGACGGTCTACTGCGCGATAAGAAGTTGCTGCTCGGCGCGAATAATCTGCTGAAAGCGCACTTCCTGAACGTGGGCATGAAGCAGAACGAAGAAACGCGGAAGATTCGACCGGTCAAGCTTGAACCGCGGACGCATATCGACGGTTTTGTCGCCGTCATGGATGCCTTGACGGTTCGCCAGAAATGGTACGATCAGATCGGCGAGCAGCTCAAGAATTAGAACAGGAGGGAGCCGGATGGGCGCATTTACAAAACTTTTCGGCAAAGGAAAAGCGACAAAGCAGCTGGGCGGTTATTTTGAAATGCTCGACGGGTATACACCCGTTTTCTCAACATACGACGGCGGGGTTTACGAAATGGAGCTGACACGCTCCTGTATTCATACCTTTGCCAATCACTGCAGCAAGCTGACGCCAGTCGTCAGCGGAGCAAACACGAAAGCGCAGAAGGCGCTCCTGGACGGCAGGCCGAATCCATTTATGACGTCTGCGCAGTTCGTTTACAAGGTCGCCACGATTTACGATGCGCAGAACACGTGTTTTATCGTCCCTGTGCTCGACGGCTTTGAGAAACTGATCGGCTATTACCCGGTCAATCCAATGCAGGTGGAGATCATCGAGGTATCTGGCGAGCCGTGGCTGCGCTATACATTCCGCAGCGGGCAGAAGGCTGCAATCGAGCTGGCGCGCTGTGGTGTGGTCAGCAAATATCTGTACAGCAGCGACATCAAGGGCGAGAACAACGCGGCACTGCGGCCGACGCTGCAGCTGCTGAACGTGCAGAATCAGGGAATTGAAGAAGGCATTCGCAACAGCGCGAGCTTTCGCTTCATGGCTACGGTGAACAACTTTGCCAAGGCGGAAGACCTGAAAAAGGAACGCAAGAAGTTCGTAGCTGAAAACCTCGGCCCGGACTCCGGCGGCCTGGCCCTGTTTCCGAATACCTACACCAATGTGCAGCAGATCAAGTCCCAGCCGGAGATCGTGGATCCGGAGCAGATGCAGATCATCCAGACGCGCGTGCTCAACTACTTCGGCTGCAACGAGGATGTGCTGCAGAATAAGACGGTCGGCGATGCATGGAGCGCGTACTACGAGGGGAAAATTGAGCCGTTTGCCCTCCAACTGTCGCAGGCCATGACCTGTATGACGTTCACGCGGGCAGAACTTGCGCGCGGGAACTCCATCATGTGGAGCGCAAACCGGCTGCAGTATATGACCAATAGTGACAAGCTGCAGGTCAGCTCGCAGATGTTCGACCGCGGAATTCTCAGCACGAATGATGTGATGGACATTTGGCAGCTGCCGCACGTGCCGGACGGGGACAAGCGATATATCCGCAAGGAGTACGCAGAGATCAGCAAACTGGATCAGGCGGTGCATCCGCAGCCGGTGGAAGGGGAGGACGAAAATGACGCCGGAGAATAAGATCAAATTTAAGGCGAACGCGCAGGCACGATCGCTTGTGCTGCTGCCGAAAAAGGAAGCCGAGAAGCGCATCGAAACGAACTACTACGTGGAGGGCTATGCCGCACGCTATGAGCCGTATGTGCTCTACTATGATGGCGATGAACCGATCTATGAACGCTTTGAGCGCGGCTGCTTTGACGACTGCGATATGAGCGATGTCATCATGCAGTTTGACCATGCCGGGCGGGTGTTTGCGCGCAGCACAAACGGCAGCCTGATCGTTGGGCCGGACGACGTGGGCCTGTTTATGGCCGCCGATCTCGGCCGCACCGAGGGTGCCCGCGGCCTGTACGCGGACATTGATGCCGAGATGATCACGAAAATGTCTTGGCGCTTCCGCGTCGGTGATTACTACTGGGACGCCGAGACGCGCACAATCGTGCACCGCACAGTGAAGAAGATCTACGACGTATCTGCGGTCAGCATCCCCGCAAACGACAACACAGAAATCAATGCTCGCAGCTGGGCCGACGGAGTGATCAGCCTGGCAGCCCGGAGTGAGGCAGAGCTTGACGATAGGCGCAGAAGACTGCGCTTGAAAATCAAACTCAATTCACAGGAGGAATTCAACTATGAGACTTGATGAAATCAATGCGCGCCTGGCTGCCATCCAGCAGGAGGCGGAGACGGCCAGCGGCGACGCGCTGACCGCACTGGAAAACGAGGCCGCCGCCCTGACTGCGGAGCGCCAGCAGATCCTGAATGAAATGCAGGCGCGTCAGCGCCTGCGCTCCAACATCGCCGCCGGCATCGTGACCGGACGCACGATTGAAGCGCCGAGCGCTGCTGAGCCGACGCAGGCGCGCTTCACCGTTGATTCGGCGGAGTATCGCGAGGCCTACCTCATGCATCTGCAGGGCCGCAGCCTGAGCGCCGAGCAGCGCGCGGCGGTGACGGCTACTGCGGCGATCCCCACCCAGACGCTCAACAGAATTGTCGGCGTGTTCGATCAGAACCCGATCCTGTCGCGCATTACGATGACCTATATCCCGGGCAATATCACGATTCCCGTGGAGGGCACCGTGAATTCCGCAAGCTGGGTCGCCGTGGGCACGGCTTCCACCGATTCCGATGATACGATTACCTCCGTCTCCCTTGGTGCGTACATGCTCATCAAGACGGTCGAGATCACTGCTGATGTGCAGACCATGTCCATCGATGCGTTTGAGACCTGGCTTGTCGGTCGTCTGGCCAATAAGCTGGAGGCCGCGCTGGACGCCGCGGTCTTTACCGGCACCGGCAGTAGCCAGGCGACTGGTATCCTGAAAACGCTGGATACGGCGACCGGCACCTTCACCAAGGCGAAAGCGACCTATGCGGATCTGATCAAGATCATCGCTGCGCTGCCGACTGGCTATGCGACCAATGCCGTCTTTGTGATGCCGCGCAAGCTGTTCTATACGGACGTGATCGGCATCACGGACACCCAGGGCCAGCCCGTCGTCCATGCGGATGTGGAGTCTCCGGCGAAGCACAACATCCTGGGCTATCCGGTGATCTTGGACGACAATCTGACCGCTGACAACATCCTGTTCGGCGAGCTGTCGTACTATCACATGAACATTGCCCGCGCACCGGAGGTTACCAGCGACGACTCTGTTGCGTTCCGTGCCGGATCCCGCGTGTATCGCGCCATGGCGCTGGCGGACGGAAAACTGACCGTGTCTGCTGCCGTTGTGCGCTTTAACCGCGCAACAACGGCCTGATCGTCATCTAAGGTGGGGCTGTAAAGCCCCACCGATGCCGTCGGAGAGGAGGAAACCATATGGAAATTGATCAGGGCCTCTTGACGAAGGTAAAAACCTATCTCCGCATCAGTCACACGAAGCTGGACGATGATGTGGCAGACTCCATCTCTGCCTGCCTGGCGGATCTGCGGGTTTGCGGCGTGCGAAATCCATCGGAGGACACGGAGGATGTGATCGACCCGCTGGTGCTCAACGCCGTCAAGCTATACTGCAAAGCGGAGTATACGGACGACACGGGTAAGGCCGCAGAGTACATGGTCAGATATAACGCGCTCAAATCCTGCCTGATGATGGCGAGCGGCTATCAGGAGGGAACAACGTGAACGAAGTCATCACATTGATCGGCAACGCCGGCGAGCGGGACGTGTTTTGCCGTCTGGCGAGCATTGGCCAGAGGGAGTACTACGAGGCGCAGGCGGTCGATGTCTACCCGGAATGCAAGTTCATTCTGGCGGACTATCTGGAGTACGAAAACGAGCAGCTGCTGGAGTATGACGGCCAGCGTTACCATGTGCTGCGTACCTACCGGAACGGTCAGGAGCTGGAGATCACGGTCGCGCGTGCGTCTGCGGAGGAGGGCGGTATCTATGGGTAAAAGCATCCAAGTGGGCAATCTGCCGGCTGCACTTTCTGATGCGCTGACCGTGTATGCGCAGGATGTGATTGACCGTATCAATGATGTGGGCGAACAGTCAAGCGATAAGCTGAGAAGAATCACGAGGGCAACGGCGCCGCGGTCTAAGCGAAAAGATAGCTCATTCTACAAGAACATAGCTGTAAAGGCCGAAGATGCCGGAAACGGAATGAAGCGATATATCTGGTATGTGAAAGCCCCTGACCATAGGCTGACGCATCTGCTGGTGCATGGTCATGCGACTAGAAGCGGCGGCCGCACGAAGGCAAATCCATTCCTGAAGAATGCGCTCGACGCTGTTTTACCGGAATACGAGCGCGCCGTGGAAGAAGCGGTGAAGGAGGCTGGACAAAGTGATTGAAGAGATCCTGACTGCATCCGGCATTCCTTTTCGCCAGGGCCGTTATTTGAATCCGCCCTCGACGACCTATGCCGTCTATTTCGATGACCAGGAGGTGGACGGGGCAGACCCGGAGAGCGGCGTGGCGCCGATGGTCGTGAGCCACGATGTTTCCGTGGAGCTGTACGAGCCGGAGCGAGATCCGGAAGCCGAAGCGGCTATCGAGACCCAGCTCGCGGCGAGGGGCATTCACTGGACAAAGGCGGCACGGTACTGGCTGCAGAGTGTGCAGCGGTATCAAACTGTCTACGATTTTGAATTCTACGAAAAAAGGAGGGCCACATAATGGCTAAAAGAGACAAAGATACGGTTACGCTGGGGTCAGGCAAAATCTATCTGCAAACATTCAGCGAGTCCATGCCGACGGTAGATGCACTGTGCGTGGAAAGCAATCTGCTCGGCTATATCAAGGGCGGCGCGTCGCTGGAATATACCCAGGAGACCTACGAGGAGAAAGACGATCTCGGCTATGTGTCCAAGATCATCACGACCAATGAGGAGGCTGTGCTGAAGTGCGGCCTGCTGACATGGAACGGTACGACGCTGAAAAAGCTGCTTGACCGCTGCAGCAGCACAGAGGCATCCGGCAAGCGCACGACGAAGATCGGCGGTGCCGGCAACGCACAGGGCGGCTATTATGCGATCTGCTTCCACCACGAGGATAAGACGGACGGCGACCTGTGGATCCTGATCAAGGGCAGAAATACCGCCGGCGCGACGCTGACGTTTGCGACGGACGCGGGCACGACCGTGGAACCGGAATTCAAGGCGCTGCCGCACGATAGTGACGGTACGCTCGTGGAATTGATCGAAGAGATTCCGACGGCTTAATTTTGACAGCGGGGCTTTCACAGCTCCGCTGTCCCTTTTATGGGAGGAGAAGTGACCATGCCGAAAACAATCAATTTCAACAGCATCAACCGGCCGTATCTGCGCCTGATCATGCAGGACGATGCGCAGACGACCATTGACGTGACCACACCGACCGAGGCGATGGTGGAGGAGCTGACGGCGACTGCGCCGGAGCTGGAGGACGTGCTGAAGACTATGGATGCGAACAGCATCCGGGCAGTATATGATCTGGCGGCGCGACTGATCTCCTGCAATCTGATGGGGTTGCCGGTGACGGTGGATGACCTGCGCGGCAAATACCGCATGAATCTGGACAGCCTGATTGTGTTTTTCAGTGCCTATGTCGAATTCATTGAGGAGCTCACAAAAGCAAAAAACTGATGCTCCCGTACTATCCGCAAGCAGATAGTGCGGGAGGCCATCAGTACGTCATCACGTCCTGGTGGAAACGGCTTGTGTCTGCGTATACTGGCCTGAACTTTGTTGAGGTCGGACAGACGGACTATTTGCAATACCTGATCTGGCGGCACGATGCGTATATCTACGAACTGAGCCGCACAGAGGCGGGGCAGGAGTATCTGAATAACGCCTGGCGCATGGAACAAACAGAGCCAGACCGGGCGAAATTGCGCCAGAAGATTGGAGGGAATGCGGCGCATGGCAAACAATAAAATCAAAGGCCTGACGGTCGAAATAGGCGGCGATACGACGAAGCTGGGCAAAGCGCTGCAGGAAATTGAAAACAAGTCGAAAAGCCTGTCCGGTGAGCTCGGCCAGGTGAACCGGCTGCTGAAAGTAGATCCGGAGAATACTGACCTGATTGCTCAGAAGCAGCAGATCTTGAGCGAGGCTGTGGCCAACACCGCCAAGAAGCTGGAGACGCTGAAAGCGGCAGAAAAGCAGGTTCAGGCGCAGTTTGAGCGCGGCGAAGTATCTGCTGATCAGGTGCGCGAGCTGCGCCGCGAAATCATTGCGACCGAGCAGAAGCTGGGCGGTTATGAGCGAGCGGCTCAGGAAACGGCCGACGCGATCGAGCAGCTTGGTGACGGTGCAGACGGAATCAGCGACATTGGGAAAAAGGCATCTGCTGCGGCTCGCCGCGTGGGAGATTTGTCCGACGCGGCGAAAGATGCCGGCGAAGGCCTGGGTACGGCCGGCGTTGCGGCAGGCGCTTTTGTTGGCAATCTGGCCAGCGAGGCGTTCGGGAAAATCGTCGACGGGCTGAAAGAATGCATCGAGGTCACGCAAGAGTACCAGACAGCCATGGGCAAGCTGGACACAGCATTCACGACAAACGGCTACAGTTCCGAGGCGGCATTGAAGACCTATAAAGAGCTGCAGGGTATCCTCGGCGAGACGGATCAAGCCGTCGAGGCGGCCAACCATTTGGCCATCCTAACCGATAACGAGGCGGATCTGCAGACGTGGACGGATATCTGCACGGGCGTGTTTGCTACCTTTGGCGATTCGCTGCCGATCGAAGGCCTGACCGAGGCGGCGAACGAGACCGCAAAGGTTGGGCAGGTTACCGGCCCGCTTGCGGATGCGCTCAACTGGGCGGGCGTGTCCGAGGATAAATTCAATGAGAGCCTGGCCGCGTGCACGGACGAGCAGGAGCGCCAGCAGCTGATTATGGATACGCTCAACGGTCTCTACAGTGAGGCATCTGATGCCTACAAGGAGACCAATGCCGATGTGATTGCGGCAAACAAGGCAAATGAGGAGTGGACGGCATCCATGGCGGCGGTCGGCGCGGAGTTTACGCCGTTGATCGCCGAGGTGAAGTCTATGGGCGCGGAGCTGCTGGATAAGGCTGTCCCAGCTATTCAGTGGGTGAAAGACAATCTGCCGGAAGTTGTTGCTACGATTGCCACACTGACTGCCGGGATCACCGCGTTCAAGGTGGCACAGCTCGCCGCGATCGCGTCGGAGCAGGGCATGACGCTCGCGCAATACGTTGCCACACAGGCCAAAACCGCAGCCACAGCGGCGCAGAATGGCCTGAATGCGGCGATGAAAGCGAACCCAATCGGCTTTGTTATTACTGCTATTAGCCTGCTGGTGACTGCCTTCATGTATCTCTGGAACAACTGCGAGAGTTTCCGCGTGTTCTGGCAGAACCTCTGGGAGGGCGCAAAATCAACATTCCAGTCGGTTTGGACGTGGCTCTCGAACTTTTTCACGGTCACGATACCGGATATCTTCAATACGGTGATCAGCTTCATCGAAACCAACTGGCAAGGCCTTTTGCTCCTGCTCGTGAACCCGTTCGCGGGCGCATTCAAGCTGATCTATGACAACTGCGAGGGATTCCGAACAAAGGTCAATGAAGTGGTGAGCGCCGTCCTGAACACGCTGCGCGAGCTCCCGGCGCAGGTGCTGAGTGTGGGCCGCAATCTGGTGGAAGGCCTGTGGAACGGCATAAACGATAAACTCTTGTGGTTGAAAGACAAGATCAAGAGTTTTACTGAGTCGGTGCTTGATTCTATCAAGCACTTCTTTGGCGTCAATTCTCCGTCCAAGAAAACGGCGTGGATCGGTGACATGCTCGATCAGGGTCTTGCGAGCGGCCTTTTGGACAATATGCAGGATCCCGTGCGGGCCATGAAGCGCGTGAGCGACGGCGTCCTCAGCGCCGCCGGCGGAACGTATCAAACGCAGATGTCGGCGATGCAGACGGCGGGCGCATCTGCGGCTGGAAATGCAGGGATCTCGGCCGTGCTGGAGCGCATGGACCGGCTCGAGCGCGCCATCACGTCCATGCAGATCTATATGGACGGAAACGCTGTGGTCGGTGCCGTTGCGCAGCGTATGGATGCGGCGCTCGGCGATATTTACAGGCAAAATGAAAGGAGGGCTGTTTATGGAGTTTGACTGCAAGATTGGCGGAGTTAAGTACGCTGGACTGGAACTGCTGGATGTGCAGATCGGTCTGCCGAGTGTGAAAACACAGCAAGAAAGTGTCCCGGGTGCTGATGGTGTGATCGATCTCACTGATGTCCTGAATGGCGGGCCGGCCTATGGAAACCGGACAATTAAACTTCGGTTCGGATTCGACCCGTATGGAAGCTTTGACTTCTATGCATTTGCAGGTGCGGTGCACGGCAAACGCCTGAAATTGGAGCTGGGCAACCGGAGCGGCTACTACATTGGGCGATTCACGATTGGGGACATCGAAAAAAGCAAGACGACAACAATATTTGTTGTCACAATTGACGCCGACCCGTACCGGCTGGAATCGGCCGAGACAAGCATCTCCATTCCTTGCTTGGCGAGAACATCTAACACAATGATTGACGGCACCGCAACTGTGCACAAAGCGTGGGCAACCGGGGTGGCGCAGGTGTACGGCACAGGTACGGATACGGTGCTGTCTGTTTACAGCAACAAACCATATACAGGTGAGTACCGGCAGGGCGCGATTTTCAAACTGCCATGGCCCGAGGCGGGGAGCTGCCTAGTATCAGCTGATGTGGAAAATGGGTGGTACGGCGTTTGCGATGAAAATGGGACAGAATACACAGCTAGCGAGTCCCGCTGGATTGAGACTGTTCCGGCCAATGGTCTGTATATCATGCTGTTCACATACGGCGGCGCGGCGCACTACGGAAAACTGCGCAATATTCAGGTATTTAAGGCAACACCAGCCTCGCTGACCGGATTGGCAAGTGATCGGATGCTGTATCCGACTGTGACATGGACAGGAGATGTGACAACAATTGTGCCATGCCGCCGGCCGCTGCCGCTTGCGACGCTACGCGGGAACGAAAAGACAAGCCCGTATTTGCAGATTCAGCGGCGCGCGGCAGATTACGCGTATGCGATTGGTGACACAGCGGGGACAGTCACATTAACCGGAAGGAGAGGGTGGTTGTAATGTACGCGGGGTATGTTGATGATCGGTTGCTTTTCTCGGCAGGTATGGCCGGATACGAGATATCAGCTGGTACAATCCACAAGGAAATCGGCAAGTGCGATTCGGCGACAATCAAGCTGCCGCCGAGCAATTTGATGCGCGATACTCCCGTAAAACGCGCGTCTATTATCAAAATCTGCAAGGATGGGGTTACCGTATTTAAGGGGTGCGTTGCGGATACGTCGATGGATTTTGCCGGAAACAAGACATACAACATCGATGGCGCCATGATGTGGATGAAGGATATTTGTAAGCCACCGTTCACCATGACAGAGGATACGATGCTGTACTATGCTACTGCAATTATCACACAGTACAACGATGTATGCCGTGCGACCAAGCAAATCAAACTCGGAACGGTTGATGATACGCTGCCGACTTTGGCTGTGGAGCAGACGGAATATAAGCCTATGCTATCGTTGCTGCAGGATGCTGCGCAGGCAATCGGGGGAACTCTGTGTATCCGTTATGACGGGGATGATATCTTCTTGGATGTCATTAAAGCATATGATCACAGGGTCGCGCAGCAAATCGAGATTAGCAAGAATTTGCTCGATCTCACTGATCAGGTCGATAGTGCAGATCTGATTACACGTGTATACCCACTAGGTAAGGATGGCTTGACGATTGCCAGCGTAAACAATAATAGTACCTGCCTGATTAACGCTGATGCGGAGGGGCTCTACGGGCGCATCGACGGCACGCTGCGCGTGGACACGGATGATGCAGATGCGCTCAAGGCACAGGCAGCTGCCTACCTTGCACAGTATTGCGGCTTGTCGCATGGCATTCGGGTGACAGCGGCAGATTTGTCCGCTGTTGATTTCAAGCTGGAGTCGTATCACGTTGGCGACAGCGTCCGAGTGGTGTCTCCGCCGCACGGAATTGACACAATTATGCAGGTAACCAGTATGGACACAAGCCTTGTTAGCGAAAAGGATACCATGGTGCTTGGATGGTCGAACCGGACGCTGACCGGCGCCGTCGCATCCGGCGGCAGCGGCTCGTCGAGCGGGACAACGACCTCCGGCGGTGGTGGCACGATCGACGTGGACAGCGCACTGTCGCTGGATAGCACCAACCCCGTCCAAAACAAGATCGTGACCGCCGCCTTGGCCAGCAAGGCCGGGACGTCGCTGGCCACGCAGTCTGCGGCGGGCCTGATGTCCGCCGCGGATAAGGTCAAGCTGGATGGCCTGTCCGGGGCGGGCGTGACGCTGACGCCCATGACGGCCGCGGAAATGCAGGCCATCTGGGACGCAAATTGAAAGGAATGATAACATGGACGATCAATCTACATACGTAGGGCCGACCGCGGCTGCGAAACTTGCGGCGCTGGCAAAGGCCGCCGCGAAAAACGCGATTACAGTCGATGATCAGCTGTATTCACAATCCACGCATCCCGTGCAAAACAAGGTCGTGACCGCCGCGCTGGGCGAAAAGGCCGGGAAGGACGTTGCCACACAGTACATCAACGGCCTGATGTCCAAGGACGACAAAGCCAAGCTGGACGGCATCGAAGCGGGCGCGAACAAAACTACCGTGGATGCAGCGCTGGACGCTGGCAGCACCAACCCGGTGCAGAACAAGATTGTCACTGCAGAACTGGACAAAAAGGCCGGGAAGGACGTCGCCACGGCGGACGCTGATGGCCTGATGTCCGCCGCGGATAAGGTTAAACTGGACGGAATCGAGGACGGCGCAAACAAGACCATCGTCGACGACGCCATGTCGGATACATCGACGAACCCTGTCCAGAACAAGGTAATCAAGCAGTATGTCGACGAAAAGGGTGTGAATTACTTTGACACCTACGTCGAAAAGCCCACGAAAGGACAGCTGACTGCCTACGCCGACTACTACACGTGCAAATGCAAAGCGACGCACACCTACGCGGAAATTGCTGCTGCGCTTGCAAAAGATATGGTGCCGCGCGTCCTGCTGGTCGATGTCATCGGCAGTGCGGGCGCCAATCGCATCGTATGCCCTCTCAACGAATACTACAACGGTGCCGATGGGTCGTACGATTTCGACGCGCCAAACATTGCCGGTATGTACGGTTACGGTACCGGCATCGTCAGTATCAGCGAGGACGGGGCAGATTACACGTGCAGTGCCGGTGAACTGCCGCCTGCCACTGGTAACGGCAAGTGCCTTGTAGTCGATGATGGCAGGTATCGGTGTGGGACACCGGCGACCGCCACGCAGTCAACGCCCGGCTACATGTCGGCGGCCGACAAAGCCAAGCTGGACGGCGTGGAGGCGGGCGCAAACAAGACCATCGTGGACGCAGCGCTGGATGCAGCATCGGAAAACCCCGTGCAGAACAAAGCGGTCAAAACCGCACTGGACACGAAAGCGGGCACGGCAGTGGCGACCACGTCTGCCAACGGCCTGATGTCGGCGGCCGACAAAGCCAAGCTGGACGGCGTGGAGGCGGGTGCAAACAAGACCACCGTGGATGCAGCGCTGGATGCAGCGTCGGAAAACCCCGTGCAGAATAAAGCCGTCAAGGCAGCGCTGGACGGTAAGCTGTCGACACGGGGTGGCGAAATTTCGGGTTATTTGAGCGTTGGGCTTACAGTCAGTGCTGAGGGGTCTGTATCTACTGGCAAGACGAGCACGGACACAGGAATCCATTTCGAGAAAGCGGGTTCTGACGTCGGACGCATTTCGCACGGCTCGGACCCCATGACTGGTGTGGCGCCAATTGCCCGCCTGAAAGTGGCATCCCCGACAGAGGATGACGACGCGGCGACTAAGGGGTATGTGGATGGCAGCGCGGTGCGATACGACGCGGCACAGGAGCTTGAATTCGCACAGAAAGGTCAGGCGCGCCAGAATATCGATGCGGCTGGTGTTGATAGCCCTCAGTTTCAGGGCTTTTTGACGCTATCGCCCGCGAACGAAACCCTTGGACATGGCGTGGGCCTGTCCCCGACCGGCAGCGGGCACAACTATACGCTTGACATTTCTGACGTGGACGAGGGCAACCCGACGCTGCTTACTGGCGTTAAAACGCCGACGGACGCGAATACCAATGCAGCCACGACCGTGGAATATGTGAAGAATAAAATCGCCGAAGTCGCTGCGAGCGGCGGAGTGGACGTGGATAATGCACTGTCTGCTACGTCGACAAACCCCGTCCAAAACAAAGTCGTGACTGCCGCCTTGACCGGCAAAGCGGGCACGGCAGTGGCGACCACGTCCGCCAACGGTCTGATGTCTGCTGCAGATAAGACCAAGCTCGACGGCGTGGAGGCAGGTGCGACCAGGACCACCGTGGACGCAGCACTGGACGCAGCGTCGGAAAACCCCGTGCAGAACAAAGCGGTCTTGTCGGCATTGGACGGCAAGATGGACAAATCCGGCGGCACATTTACCGGAAACGTCTACGGCAAGTATTTTTGCGGTACATGGCTACAGTCCACTGCCGCTAGCGATCTTGGCAGAACGCCCGGAAAGATTGCTGTGCTGGATGACAGCGGCTGGGTATACTATCGCACCCCGGCCGAGCTGCTGGCTGACATCGGCGCAATGTCCGGCGGTGACTACTACACCAAAGCCGAGACGGATGCAGCTATCGCTGTGCGGGCAAGCACGTCGGCATACGGCACGACCAAGCTGTCCAACAGCACCACATCGTCCAGCAAGACGCTGGCCGCGACGCCGTATGCCGTCAAGACTGCGCTGGCGCAGGCCAAGGCATACGTGGATAGCGCGATCGCCGTGGCGATCAACAGCGCGTACTAAGGTGGGTGATTCTATGTCTACTACTGTAGCCCTCACGAACGTTATGGCCAACAAAAACACAGGCTTTTTTCCGGCCTTTTTGGGCAACTGCTCATGGCAAATGTCCACCCTTGTACCAGGCGATGGCTCCACAAATAGCGCTAAAGTAATCCCGTCCGCGCAGGGAGAGGTTACGCTTACATCCAGCGATCATGGTCTAATTGCGTCGCACAAGTACTACGTTACGTTTAAAATTCGTTTCGAATCGGCCACACAAGGCACCTGCGACTGGTACTGGCCAGTAGCCGAGCCTGCAGCGGCTGCGGGTATGGCCGTCAACGCCGCTGCAGGCGCATGGACACGTCTGTCGGCCGTGTTCACGCGTACCAGCTTTACAGATGGGTCGTACCCGTGTCGATTCGACTACAACAACGATGACGGCAAAAAAACGACGTTCTGGTTCACATCCTGCATGCTGATCGACCTGACCGCCGCTTTTGGGGCAGGGCTGGAGCCAAGCAAGGACTGGATGGACAAGCACGTAACATCTTTCGCGGATTCACAGGCGGTAGAGTATATCGAAAATTTGGGGGAACTGTTTACGAACATCGCCGACGCGATCCGCGCGAAAAGCGGCCAAACGGGCGAAATCTTCCCCTGCGACTTTGCGGATCGTATCCGGGCGCTGTGACGGAGGTTGCGTTATGACTATCATCAAAGTGATTGCGGAGAAAAACAAGTGTTATCAGGCGGGTGGTGTGCTGCACCCGCAGGGCATTATGCTGCACAGTGTTGGATGCGCGCAGCCGTCTGCTGCGGTATTTGCGCGCAGCTTTAACCAGTATCAGCCGGGCGGGCAGAGCGTGTGCGTGCACGCCGTCGCGCAGGCGGACGGCACGGTGTATCAGCTCCTGCCGTGGGAGATGCGCGGCTGGCACTGCGGCGGGAGCGCCAATTCTACGCACATCGGTGTGGAGATGACTGAGCCGAGCACGGGCATGACCCGCAGCGAGGCGGCGGAGCAGGTCGCGGGCACATACCACACGGCTGTAGAGCTGTTCGCCGCGCTGTGCAAGCAGTACGGCCTTGATCCGGCGCAGGACGGCGTCATCATTGGCCATGCCGAGGGACACCGGCGCGGCGTGGCGAGCAATCACGCAGACCCGGAGCTGCTGTGGCGCACATATGATATGGGCTACACGATGGACGGGTTTCGGGCGGATGTGGCCGCAGAGATGGCGGCAAAAAATACTGACACTGACGAGGAGGACGATGACATGATTAGGTACAACACGATCGATGATATGCCGGGCTGGGCGCGCGGCACAGTAAAGGAGATGATGGACGCAGGTCTGATCGTCGGTACGGGCGGCGGCAGACTTGATCTGAGCGATGATATGCTGCGGATGCTGTACATCATGTGGAATATGCATGATACGCGCTATGGCCGTATCGTAGATGGCAAAGTGATGGGCGTGCCCGTGTGGGCGCAGGATACGGTGCAAAAGCTTGTCGATGACGGCGCGCTTGAGGGTATGGGCAACGGCAAGCTGGACTTGTCCATGGATATGATTCGGACGCTGGTCGTGTGCCAGCGGATGAGCGAAAACAAGTGATGGAGGAATACATATGAATGCACCGAGTAAAGCGATGGAGTTCAAGGCGGCAATCACAGCCATTTTTGCCGCAATGACAGCCTTTTGGGGCTGGACGGGCTGGCTTGTGATCGTGTGGCTGGCCGCGATGATCCTGGACTATGCAACGGGATCGTGGGCGGCACTGGCGACTGGATCGTGGGACAGTGCCGTAGCGCGTGCCGGCCTGTGGCACAAGTTAGGCAGTATCGTGGCCATGCTGGTCGCACTGCTGCTGGATGTGGCGCTGTCGGCGATTATCAATTATGGCGGATTGGGATTTGAGCTGCCGTTTACATATAAAACGGCATTTTTGCCGCTGGTGGCAATATGGTACATCGTTACGGAGCTGGGGAGTATTATTGAGAACGCTGCGCGCCTTGGGGCACCGGTGCCGAAGTTTCTGACGGACTGCCTCGCAAAGCTCAAGAGCAAAGCCGATGAGGATAAATAATAACAAAGTAATTCCCGGAGGGCTTCGGCCTTCCGGGAATTTTTTGCGCTATATCAAAAAAGTACTTGACATTTAGCCCGTGTTATTAGCATTTTAGTTAGCATTTTTCGTTGAAAAAGTGCTAACGAACTGCAAAAAATAGCAACGTGGCGTTAAAGTGTTTAGCGAGCTAAAAGCACCGCGAAGCGTTGATATACAAAGAAAAACCCCGGAATTCGTTGGATTCCGGGGTTTTCTGATTTGGAGCGGGATACGGGAATCGAACCCGCCTATCCTGCTTGGGAAGCAGGTGTTCTACCAATGAACTAATCCCA